CCTTACCGTTATTATCTGGGTTAGCAGGGTCATCAATAACATAGACGTTAACAAGCCACTTTTCTAACCGACGGACAGCTTGCATCTTTTCCTTTTCTTCCTCACTACCTGTTCTAAGAACCTTAAAACGTTCTTCAGCAATTGGGTCTCGCTCACCAAATGTTTGCGGGCTTAACGTTTGCACATATTGGCCAGTAGCAAAAGAATTCCAGCCATGATTATAATAATGAAAAAATGTCTTACTAGGATCTTTTGCAAATGGTAAGAGCCTTACCGTAAATGTATTGCCTACCTTAGTCTGCATAATTTCGTTGAATGTAGCTGAGCCCTTACTTTCGGAGCTCGCTAACGCGTCTTTAATTGATTGAAACATTGAAGTATTAAACGTACTCATGTCATAATTATAATCACTAAGAACAAAACTTCAACAGCTTTTGTTCTATTATTTGGAGACCTTTTTTAGTTTTCTCCTTAAGTAATTTGGAACTTATAAATTTAACTCGTGTCTTCGAGTATAAATCTGTAAAGTCAGATATAAACCAATTGAATATTTCTATATCTTTATTTTTAACAGCTGTATCCATATCCAGAGCATGTAGGGTATAGAAATTAATGTGATGGTTTTTTAGGTGCCAAAATACTTCCGGAGTTGCGCTATCTGGAGCTGATTCCGGTATATAGGTCTTATATTCCTCGAGTGTTATTTTTTTATCATGGCAGTAATTGTAAATAAACTTTAGACACTCCTTTACCGTGTTGATAGTATCTTCACTATCCGGATTTTGAGTCTCCTTATCCTTACAGTATATTGAATAGCATTTTATTGCTCTTCTTGTATTAAAAAAGGATAGGTCAAAATAATCATCAGACCCGTACACTTTGTATGGAGCAATAAAAAAATCGCTATAGTTTATATGACTATATTTTGATAAAAGTAAATTAAGCTTTTTTAAGGCTACTTCATCCTTACTTTTTATGTTATCAAAATTTTGTCTTAGTCTTACTGGCTTGTTTTTTGCTTTACGAGAAGCGTATAAGTGGCTATTATATATTGACTTCTCTTTTTCAGTAATCATAAGTCTATATCAGAATGTGAATTAAGGAACTTTGTAATATATTTTGATTTGGTAATCGAAGGCTCAAAGTCTATAAATAGTTTAACTACATCAAAGTTAGTTTCAATGGTTAAAAGCTCCTTTAATATGTTCCTAATTTTTTCTTCCTGAAGGACTAATATAAAAATATTTTGTAAAGATAGTTTTTTACCCTTAAGCTGCGAACAAAATGTACAAAAGCATAATAATAGATGCTCTGTTTCGTCTTTTATAAGTGTGCTGGAAGGCGCTTTTGGAGTGTGTATAGCTAACATGGGGTAAATTGTTTTGTTAAATTTGCAAACTGTTCTGTTAATTTACCCCCGGCAGCAGAAGCATGCCCTCCGCCTTGGCATAAACTCCTAGCTAATATACTTACATCTGCATCACATGATTTTGATCTTCTAAACGAAACCGCCTTAGCTTGTGAGTTAACCACTATACCAATATCAGCATTGTATTTTTTAATTAAAAAGTGAGCTAATTCACCGACTGCATAGTTTCCAAATGTTGCAACGACGTTATATTCTTTTATATTGCCTTTAAAAACATTACCGTTTTCAATTTGGTCTTTAAATTTTTTAAAGTATAACTTAACTGCATTTTTTTCATGAACTGTAAAATCTCTAAACCCATTAGAAAATGCTGAAATAAACTTTTCCGTTTTTGGGGAATTTAAATTATAGTAGATGGCGTTTAATTTAAGTGACTCTTTATATTTCGTATTATACCAATCATACGTACCAATATACTCAATCAGCAATAACTGTTCATCTGTTAAATGTAACAAATGGTCTCCAAACTTATCATAAATTAAATCAATACTAGAATAATATGCATAATCTAATATAGTCTTAGCTTTTTTGTATAAATGTTTATTCTGAGCGTGATTTTTATGCGTGTCAATTACAACAACATTCTCTCTATCAGCTAGCTTAATTTGCTCCGGGGTTAAATTTAAATCAACAATATAAACTCTATCGTAGTGATCCAGTGTTTGGGAGGCCCCTTTAAACCTACCGGTAAAAGTATATTCTGAAACGTCATTTATGCTAAACGTCTCAGCTTCTTTATACAACCATTTCAACACTAACGCTGAACCAGCGCCATGTAAATCTGTATCAGTCCATACTTGGATGTTCACTACTACTATTTATAAAGAGTTCCTTACGATGCAAGTCCTGCTAGTGCATTAAGAGTTTCCATGCTATCGTCTTCAAATTCTATATCATCCGCTTCTTCTATAGATAGTGTTGAATAGTTAATACGCATTGCTTGCGTATTTCCCCTAGGACCGTAACGATTTTTCATCATACCCAACCTAATAATTCCTAATTCTCTATCTTCTTCATTTTGAAAGATCGAACATATAACATCTGCAGTTGCAGCAAGACCGATTGATTCTGAAATAGTAGCTAAGTCGGGGTTATCAGTATCAAACCCGGCTCTGTTTAGCTGAGTAGCGGAAATAATAGGACAATTAAAAAGGTAACTCATAGCACGAACCTGCTCTGTAACATGTTTAATTCTTTCGTATGAATTATTGCCCATTGTCGAGTGCATGAGGTTAAGATAATCAAGTACAATTGCATCTAGCTCAATACCTTGTTCCTGAAACTTCTTTATAAACCCTTTTAATTGGTTCGGTGTAATAGTAGCCGGGGGAAACTCCTTAATAAATATTTTACCCTTCTCTTCACTAATAGCTTGCTTAATAGCTGGTGTATTACCAACCAATTCTTTCATAGGCACTTTAGTTACATTAGTACATATACGTCTAGCGTATAGAAGCTCTGACATCTCTAATGTTACAAGTAACACATTCTTACCTTCTTGCGCAATGTTATGCGCGATGTTGCCTAAAAAGATAGATTTACCAATATTTGTCTCACCAGCAAAAACATACAAAGATTTACCGGCTTCTAAAAACCCACCTCCAAGATTATTATCTAACCATTCCCACTTACTTGGAATATGTCGCTCAACAGAGTTAATATCATCTATTAGTGTATCAATATTAGAGTAAAGATCTAATCCTAAGTCTGTTACAAGACTAATATTACACGACTTTTCAAATTTATCTAAAACATCAGATGTATCTACCTTACCACTGGATACATCTTCTGCCACATTTAGCATAGTATGATAAACAGCCTTTTCTTTAAGGAACTGTTCCGTATTATCATACAGCTCATCATGGTCTAAATTTTTATCAATATCATTAAATGACTGTACTAGTTCCTTAAATGAGATTTTTTGTTCATCAGATACCAAATAAGATTTAATCTCTGTTACTGTAGGGAGCTTATTCCGATTTTCTGAAAAGTCTTTAATAATACTAAAGATACTAGCAATTGCTTTGTTCTTAAAGTAATCAGGTTGTATAAAGTCAGCTATCGAGGCGAGATAAGTCCCGTCAGTAAGAGACTTATACATAAGGACGTTTTCAAAATAATCTAAGTCCAGTTTGCTCACAATATAATAATATTATAGGTTATTTTGTTTTCCACTTCTGTAAGAACCACTCTTGTCCCTTGTTAAACTCTTCAGTAAATGAGGTTAACCCGGGGGAGTTATGTGTAATTAAAATATCTCCCACACCTACCTTGAAACCAGCTTTATGACATTGCATAGAATAATCTAAATCATAAAAATGCCATTTAGCGGGACATTTTTCATCAAACCGGATTTTACTAAACACTTTTCGTTTTATAGCAATAAAGACGCCATCGATTAATACCACACGCTTCGGATAAGTTCCAAACGGTGTCATGTGTTTTTCCTTTTTATCACCGTGAGCTACTGCTCCATGTAAGTTTTTAGATCCTAAACCACCTCCCATAATGTGCCAAAGAGCAGGAGGGTCTAGTTTTACTTCTGTTGTACCAGCGCACCCGATTATATCAAATTTTTTAAATAAATTATTAAGCTTGTGCTCTGAATAATTTTCTAAAATAACATCATCATGAACTAAGACTAAATTTTCAACGTTTTCCTGTATTGCAAAGTCTATAGCTTTATTATAGACTTTGTGGAGCGACTCCTTATTGTCTTCTTTAAACACAATCTTCTCATCCGCAGTTTCATATAGTATTGTGTCAGTTTCTTTACCCGCGGTTGCAGAAAATATCATTGTATTCATTATATAAAGGAAAATGGGGAATCATGCTTAAACTTAAACATTTTATTCCACCTCTTAGTTTTTTTATTAAGCTTCATTACTACTCCTTCTGGGAGTTCTTTAAATCCTTCCCCACCTAGAGTAGAAAAATCACCATTATTGTTATAGTGTAATAGTGATCCTGATCTAGCTATAAACACGTCATTAGTATCACACGACACTATACTAAGAGCAAATGTACCAGCTAACTTTTCTATTGTATTTTTAATAATACGTTTTATGTTTACTACAATTTTACCTTTTTTAAGCTCCAGTTCAGTAAAATATTCAAGCAAGTTAACTATAACAGCAGTATCAACGTTATTTTCTAAAAAATCACAATACGTACGCTTAAGTTTTTTGTGGTTAGTAAGGACGCCATTATGAGACACTAACCACGACATAGACTCAAAAGGATGAGACGTGTTATAAGACCATACTCTCATAGCAGAAGTCGGGGCTTGTACATGTCCTAAAAAATAATTACTTTCAGGTTCATATGTATATTTGTCAAAATCAATATCACCTTTTTTCTTCTTAATAAACTGATCATCTTCAGATAAGCTTACTATACTACTAGCGAAATTACCTCTTTGTTTGTTTGCTTCATACAAGACTTCAAACATAGAAGTATTAAAAGAACCAAAAATAGCGCACATATCTTATATTAGTATATAATAGCTATTATTCAATCTTCCCAATCAAACTTAAAGCCGGGCTCCCACATATATGAGTTATCTACATACCGACTCGAGGGTCCATCTGGCCCTTCTTCTCTAATACGTTCACAGATTTTTCTCATTCTCAGTATATGAGAGCTAGGCTCTCCGACAGACTTACGATGCTCTTTAGGTATACGCCAAAATAAATCAACAGTACCATATCTTGTATCTTTCGCAAGTGCAGTATGTGGATAATCAACACCATCAATAGTAAACCACTTTTTCTTTTTCTTTTTAATTTTTTCAATTCCTAAATTTTTAAGTGTCTTGTTACCTAATCCCTTTACTTTAAATAGATCTTCATTATTTCTAAAAGGCCTAAACCCAAGTATACGTTTAGCTGTTGTCCTCCCTACACCGGGTAGTTTACACAGCTCTTTTTCAGTCAATTTGTTAAAATCCTTATAATTAAGCTTCATAGATATAAATATATTATATGAGTTCCTTCGATTATGCCGACAATTTTAGTGGTTTTAATGATTTATTCAACCGAGTAGAGTTTTTGCAAGAAAAAGACTTCAAAGATATGGTTAAGGGTAGTAAGTTAAGTCCCC